TGGCAGGGGATTTTGGACGGTATGACGCAACTCAAGCGCCAATTTTCCACTTGGAGATTTTTGATATGATCCAAGATTGGTATGGTGACAATGAGTATGCGCGACGATTGAAGCTTTTCGAGCCAGTATACCGGTCAGAGCATGTTTTTGCTCCTGGTGGCTTACCGGAGGATGTTCCTATTGAGGGACCCGAGGGCCAGTCGTGGCAGGACTATGAGGCATGGCGAGAGCGAGCTTTCAAGGACCCAGTCTACTTCATGAAGTGGTACAAGTCTTTGCCATCAGGCCACCCCTTGACGACCATTCTTAACTGCCTATACTCCCTCCTTCTGCTCATTTATGCATACGATGAGCTAGTGGGTGATGGCAAGTTCTGGACATTGGTCTCCCCTATGGTGTTTGGGGATGATAACATCATGGCAGTCGACACTACAATCATCGAGAGGTACAACCTCCAGACGATTATGAAGTGCCTGGCAGCCATTGGTGTTGAGTACACCGCTGCTGACAAGAAGGACACCGATTTGCCATATCAGGCATTGCATGAAGTCACCTTTCTGAAGAGAGGTTTCAAGCAGCGTCTTGGCGAGTGGGTTGCTCCTTTGAGCAAAGAGAGCATTGGTGACATCATTGCTTATCGAAACAGGGCCACGCCAGAATCGCAATTCGTTGAGGAGGCGGTAAGCGCTGTGGCTCTCGAGGCAAGCATTTGGGTTGACCCCAAGAGCATTGATCCCGAAACGCAGGAGTGCACTGATGAGTACTGGCTCAAGGCAGTAGAGATAGCCGAGGAGGCTAGTAAGCTGAATGGAGGCCGTAGATTCGTCGGATCGGTCGGCCTGCCAGTAGATAGGAGCTGGCGCTGTGCGGAAGCGTGGTTTAATTACTGCAAGAATCTTCCCGCGCCCCTCCAGATGTATCTGGACAGGCAGAATAGACGATGCGATGCACTCTAGATATACGGTGGGCAGTTTAAATAACGCCAAGGTCACAGACCACCCACGACAGGATAGGAGTGTTATCGTATAGCTCGGGCTTTTTAGCCTTACGTGCAGTCTAGCTAGAGGGCAGCCCCCTTAAAAGACAGTAGCCCTTGGCGGTACTTAATGGCCTGAGTGAGCCATATAGTTACTATTATCACTTGCTAACGGAACTTATGAACAGAATAATGAGCATTCCAACATGCCAGGTATTGCCGTAGATAATACGGTTTGTGATAGTGGGTTGACTCAATATGTTAATGAGACTTGCGTCTCTGACGTACCATACAAGTTGGAGAAACTTAATTTATGGAAGAGAACAGATGCCGTAAGGGATCCTCTTTTATATTTAGAAAGACCATACCTTTTAGCCAAAGGTAATGCTCCAACATCGTATGTCGGACACGGAACGTCTAATTATGCGTATTTAGATATATCCGCTAGTAATTTAGAGAACTACTTTAATGTATCAAGTATAATAAAGGGTGCTTATGGTTTTAGAGCCACGGTCAGGTTTAGACTTTTGATAAACGCTGACCCATTTGCTTCAGGACGCATTAAGATTGCGCTGGTCCAGGGAAAGATTTATGGGTTTAACCCATTTCAACATTTTCCTATGTATATACAATTACCAGGCGTTGAGAGTGCCTTAGAGAATTTTACAGCACTCGAATTCGACGTACCTTTTCTTGCTCCAGAGGCTTTTTTTCCTTTGGACCCTACTAGTGGGTATTTAACCAATATTATAGCCTCAGTTTCAATAGATAATATTCAGCCATTGACTACTGGGGCCTCAGGGACTACACCAAATTATCAAGTTTGGATTAGTTTACATGATGTAGAACCAGTTGGTTATTACACACCCGTCACACAACAATCAGGGAATGCCTTACTCACAGAATTACAAGAGTCTAAGGTAATTTCCAAGGGTTTGCAGCTAGGTGCAAATATAACGCAGACAATTTCAAATTTTTTGCCTGTATTAACGCCTATTGCAGGTCCTACTTCCTGGTTTCTTAGATGTGCATCTAAGGCTGCACAAGCCTTTGGCTTTTCGAAACCTATTCAATCTGATGAGATTCAGAGGATGTACTACACCAAAAATCAATATTATAAAAATGTTGATTGCCCCGATCCAGCCTTTAATATGGGTATTCATGGACAGGCAGGTGTGAAAATCATGGACGACTTTGCAGGTTGTGCTGGTGATGAAATGGCTTTGAGTCATATTTTTTCAAAATGGG